GTGAAACATTTTCATAATTTTATCTAAAACTATAATTGCAGCACACCGCACTGCAGTGAAAGACCCTCTCGGATCAATTATCACGGTTCGAAAGACTTTATGCTTAAGTTTGCCCCCATCAGCTCGTGTAAATTCTAATCCATTCAGCACAATGCGATCCACAATTTCTTCATCATAGAGGGATTCAAAAGTGTATTTAATCCAGAAGGCGGGATCATTGAATTTCCCGTAGAATCGTCTTCGCCAGCGACATATTAGGCATGTGATAATCCTAAAAGTTTTAACGGTTTTTGGGCAATTGCCAAGTTTGCCTGCGCACCATAACTTTGGCAACAACGCTTTATTCCTCTAAAATTTGAACGTATTCTTTGGGAAACTGTTTAGCCCGCTTCCTTGAAACCATGAACACTTCGCCTTGTTCAAAGAACCGTTCATCAAACCCGAAAGTGCCAATTAAAACCTTCACTTTCACCATGTCTGTTAGTTCAGAGGGTCGTGGTTCTTCAGTAGCTGTTTCAAGCGTAACGGGTTCCTCAACGACAATAGCCTCCTTGACTGGAGTGACTGGTTCTTCAACCACGATATCCATTTTCTTTCTCTTAGGCAATCAATCACCTCACAACAGTTGTTTTTTTTACCCAAAAAAGTGGGGGAAGCAGTTTTGAGTGGACTGCGATAACCACGACTAAATTCCCGTTATCGTGCAGATAGCGTTGCTGTCGTACACTATAGGCAAACCGCGCACGTACACCCTTCCGAATAGGCCAGAGCCTTCCCTTGCACTTTGCACTTCAGTTTCTACGCTGAAATCTTCCGCAACCACATATTCGAACATGCCAACTGGATTCGCCTTTGTTAGCATGGCCGTGCCAGCCGTCATTGTTGCTGTTGGGTAAATTTCTCCCCCTATCCTCTCCTTAATCCAAGTCAAATAGGGAACAGCCGTGTTCGAAACGAATACAGCTGCCTCATTATATTGAGTTGGATTTAGACAGAGGTTGTAGGGTGGAAAAATATCGTCAGTCATTAACGCTGAGATTGCGTTGTTTATGGCAGCAGAAATGTTTGTTCCTGTGCCCCAGTCAGCACCAGCATAAGTGTTGTTAGCTGCCTTGTACAAGCCATTGATTTCGTATATTGTTCCGTCTCTGCTGAAGCCTAGAATAAGCAGCTTATCTTCTTCGAGGCCCACTTTGTAGCCAGCAGACTCTGCAGTTGTCGTGTTCAAGGGGGTTCCAGTCTGCCTTGAAGCTGCCAAATCCAGCTTGTTGATCAGAAATTCTTTGTGGACGGTTGGTACTGCCACCGTGGATCGTGTAAGGTTCACGATGTCAAGGGTTTCTCGTCCAGGCCAAGCTATGTCTATTGCTGCATCAGCTGCTTCTGTTAGGGTGTCGTAGCCAAACGTAGCTGTTCCAGCATCGATTTTTCTGATGGGCAGTAGTCGGCGTCCAACCAATTCTCTCCGTGCAGCGAACACTACGCGGTCAAGGATGTACTGTCCCTGCTCTGTGGTTAATGGTTCGTCTCTTCCTACATCTCTAAATTTATTCAATTTAGATCAGGCTCCTAACCATTATGTCGCCTGCTGCCGCGATTGTTTCTTCAGCGATTGCCACAATGTGGTCTGTTCCAGCTATACCACCCGACACTTTACCATCTGCTGCTGCCGCCAAAAGTTGCCCTTTTGTTAATGCTTTAGTTCCACTAGCCACAATGACGAAGCCGCCTCCATGCAAAACAGCAGCCTGAGCATCCTGCACGTAAATGGTGTCAACGGTTGCCGGTCTATGTTTTTTGATTGTTTGTTCGTAGCCAAGCCATCCAATGAATCCATCTCCAGCTGCGCCCACTACTACCCTGTCATCATTTGTGCCTTTCTTCACTAGCCTACCTGGATAGCAGTTTGTTACAGTTTGGATTTTCAAGATTTGCACTAGCGGGTGCCCTGCAACTAAGATTTGGTTTGTTGGTTTAGGTCCGTATCCTACGTCTGGCATGTTTAGCGGCCTCCCTTATACGTTTTGGAGATGGGGTCCCATTCGCCAACCGTTAGCTTAGGCTCCTTCTTTTTCTCTGATTCTTCGAGTAGCGATGAAACGCTTACGAAGTCTCTGGGCTTTGCAGTATCTATGGCTTTCTTCATGATGCTGAGGTTCTCAAGCGATTCTTTCATTAGGTCGCCATGCTTCATTCTGCCTTCGCTGTCGCGTTCAATTTCCACTGCTATCTCGTATTTGCGTGCTTCTGTAACTGCGTCTCGTTCCGCGTTGACGGCTTTAATGATGTCTGTGGCTTCTTTCAGCATTTTTGTTAGTTGAGTGTTTTTGACGCGCTCCATTTCAAGTTCCCGCACCAGCTGGGTCCAGTCTTTTGCTTTGTCGTCTTTTTTGTCGTCTTTATGGGCTTCGTTCCATGCCTGCTCGCATTCTTCGCGGGTTTTGCCTCCAGTCATGCACTGCGCGATGTACTCTTCCTTCTCTGCCATTCTGTTTTCTTCTCCTTTGGTTTTTGTGGTTTATTTAGTCTCGATATGCCACTTCGAGAAGGCTAGTTTGTTTAGTCAGCTCTACGCCATTGGCTGAAGGCTTCAAAATTTAGTCTCAGAGCCACGCTGAGAACCCATCATATTGGGAAATCTGTTACCGAAGTAACTTTCACGTATTTAAGTCTCTCGAGAGAAGACCACGACGAGAATCACTTGGAGTGAATGTGACAAACTTTTTATACAGGGTTTACTAAACTATCAAGTATGCCTTTCAAAGACCGATTAAAACAATTGCTGTATATGCGAAAGTATTCAAAGGAACAACGTGTATTAGTTAGCCGTTGTAAAGAAAAGGAGAAATTAAGGCGAGAATTATTAGAGAAAGCAGTTTTCTTTGCGCGACAATCAGACTTTCTCCAAGGCAGACGTAAGTACCCCATCAAAGTAATACTTGACTCTAAAGACGGAATATTACTGGAACAGACGTTTGTTCTTCATTCTGAAGATGCGTTGAAATCAGCCACATTGGCGATTTGTAAAGCGGAGGATGAGCTAATTGCAAATACAAAGGGGATAAAGAAAATTGGAATAATGGCGGATTTACAGATTTCCTTGTTAAATGATAAGCATGGAATTGTTTGGGAAAAGTTGAAGCCATTAAGATAATTGCCTTATTACTCAAAGAACCATCTTGCGGAGTCTATAGCCTTCTTCGCCTCCAAAAGCGTATTTTCAGTTGAAGGTATAGTTTCAGGTTCTTTTTGCGGTTTCTCGCCTCTTATCACATAGAGAATGTCTTTGCCATAAGCAGTCATTAATCGCTTACTAGCTTCAAGAACGCCTATCTTGCCAATTTCCTTGCAAATGTCACAGTTAGCCTCAGCAATCACTTGGTCGGCACTCTTGTCTTTGTGGCTTGTAAACCAGCTTTTCGCCTTCTCCATAGTCCAGCCCTTAGCCTTACTGAACAGGTAGGACTGGATGTCCCATTTTTCGCCATACTTACAGTAAATCGCCTTGATGCCTTCGCCTTCGCTGATTTCTATTGTTCTACACTGCTCTGAGGGCTCTTTGTGTCCGCTACGAATGTTTTCCTCAGTTTCTTCCCAAGGATCACCAGCAACCTTCACAACTGAATCTACTGCTATGCCGCAGAGAGGACCTGGGCAGCGTCCTTCTTCTATTGGCGCAGCCACATGGTCTATGAAGATGTTGCGTTGAACAAAATCGTATTTTTGTCCGTTCCAGTCTCCCGGTGTGCGGTCTTCTTCGTAGGTGAAGCCTATGCTTACTCCACGCATGTGACCGCTTTTTATTTGTTCAATTGTTGCAGGGGGAACTTTGTCTTTGAACCATTTAATATCGGCTCTTATGCCTTTTCGCATTGGACGTTTCGTTTTAGGGTCTATGAGGTTTTTAACGAATTTTGGGTTTTCCACTATGCCGTAGATGTCTTGGGTTGTTTGCAGTAATGCGGTTTCGGGGTGGGATAGAATTTTTACCCATCTGTGGTCTGCTGTCCACGCTGCTTTCTCCAGTTCTTCAGCTGGTTTGTAAGCCCATCCTTCTTTGTATTGGTGCACGATTTCGCTGGCTATCACCGCTGGCATAACCAAATATTGGTCGTCGTCAAGGATGATTTTGTCGTCTAGGATTGCGCGGTCGAAACAGATTTTTCTTTCCATTATTCAATCACCAAAGCATAAAGAAAAAATGAGAAATAGCGCATTTCAAACCATCCTTTAAGGTAAGCAATCGGCAATCCAATACCATTTCTCACCAATATCAGCAGTAACATAAATATTTGTTTCATCAGCAGAAGCACTTTCAATAGCGTTACTTGCTGGAGGGCTCAACAAAACAACTGAGGGAGTAGCAGCCAAATAGTGTGGAATAGTCTGTTGTGCACCAGTGCCCGTACTTGAGCCACGATTTTGAGTCAACAAATTAGCGAAAGTTCCTAGAATGCGAGTAGCTACTTTCGCGCTGTCATTTTCCCACATCTGTTGTTTGTATGGACTACTTGGTTTTGGAATCCAATATAAGCCTGTTGCGCCTTCGTCAGTTCCAGCATTTCCAATTACTAGATTTTTTCTACCGCTTATCCACGACTGTCCAGCTCGTATACCCACAATTTTGTTAGAGGTCGTTGTACCAGAATTGGCATGGGAAGCGACGTTAAGAACATCTACATACAGTTTCTTTGCGGCATTGAAAAACCGTATGCCATAATCGTTATTAGAAGCACTGCCAAACCAAAAGTGTATTCCAGAGGCTCGTTGTACCGTTACACCAGCAACCATTATACCAGTTTGATTAGTTCCGGTAAAAAGAAATATTACATCACGGAGTATCAAAGGTTCATATTGCGCGTAAATACATACACAGTTGTTAGAATCAGTACGCAACGCACAATTATCAAGAATCATTTTACTGCTGGGAGTTGGTGGGCTCGTATCTGATTGGGTTAGAATACCGTGAATGTAGCCTGATGTAAAGGTGTTGCTTGCCTCATAGAGTTCACAATTATGCCAGTGAGTAGTAAGGTAATCTAAATTGAAACATGGCTTGCTAGAGGTTATATTTTTCCAGCCGATAGCAAGGTGTTTAAAGTAAATGTTTGCACGGGCATTACTGCTTAGACTGTTTGTGAAAACCGCGTTGTTAAGAATAAAGCCGCTTTTTAATCCAGTTTCAAAATTGTTCCAGTCGCCACCATGTCTGCCGATGCCCTCAATGATCACGTCGTTGTCGAAATTTAGCAAATTTATATCAGTGGTTATGTTTATTACACATTTTAGTTTAACAACGCCTCCACCCTCTGTGTACAACGCATCGAGTACATTTTGGAAAACCGCGCCACCATCTGCTCCACTAAAATCTATGTTGCCATCTTCATCCATGGCATAATAATCAGAACCAACCTTGTAAATCGTATATGACGGAGTAAGTTTATAAGTTCCACCAGCCCCACCAGAAGGGACATAAACTCTTTTTGAAGTCCCATCCCACAATTTTGCTTCTTTCGTTGTGATGTTAAACCAGTCTTGACCCGGTTGCAAACCAGCCGTGTTGGGGTCAGAAGGATATACTGGGCGTCCGCCACCCCCACTGAACCTTCGTGCTTTCTGCAGTATTTGTTCAGCGGTCATGCCACCAAGCGTGTCAGCGTTCACTATATCTTCATTAACTTTCCGTTCTTCTTGAATAAGTTGTGGCTTGTTTTTTGCGCGCCATTCTTCCATAGTCTTCCGCGTCTTAGCTCGAATCTTCAGAAACTCTTTATAAGCGTCTTCTTCAGTCATTTTCTTCCCTCATGTTTCAACTTCCTTTAACAATTTCTTATTCTCCTGCATAACTAAGATACCATTTAAGGATGTCAGGTGTCCACTCGGTTATTCTGTGGAGGACGCAACGGCAATTCGGGTGAATCTTCGCCAGTATCGTGTTTTCATCTTGAATTTCTAAGTGTTCAAATTTGCTTCGCAGTTCACTGCCAAAGTAATATGGTGTTGCCTCATAGCTTAAGCAGAGTTCACACACCTTTTCGTCCAGGACTGCTTCGTACAGCCAAACGTCATACCTGCTGAAGAAGGTGACTTGCCTATATTCTTCAGGCTTCCGCTTTAGACTGTCCACTACTTGTGTTGCTTTTACTACGCTTACCAATTTCTGTGACAAGAAAACTGTCTCCCTGCTCCATAAACTCAATTGGGCTGGGCTGTTTTTTCTGTAAGGAAGCTCCTTCACCGTTTGGAAGAGGCTCAAGCTCATTCATTTTTCGCACTTCATCTATAGTCATGTATTGAAGCCGCGTCTCGTTAGCTCGTTCCTTCAGCAACTCTGCGTTAGCCTCATCAAGCTCAGTCAATTCGAAGGCGCTAACCCATTCAATCTTATAGGTGAGGGACTCCAGTTTAGGCTGTACATCATGTTTTATCCATCGCCTAACTTTAGCTGGCAAAGTATCAGCAATAGATGAACCTAACCCTTTAATCTGTCCCGCGGCGTACATGTGGTCAACTATCCAGCGGATAGTAGGTTCTAGGCTAGCTTGAATTCGGCTAATAACCTTATAGTATTGCTGCTGATTAACCTCTGAGCCAGTTAGGGCTCCAGCCTGTGCCCCCCTCAGAATGGGCTCTGGAACCCCTGAGCCAGCAGCTATTTGTTCAAGGTTGGTGTGGAAGAAGGGTTGGGGGTCTAATGCTCTACCTTGTGCGCCCTCAAATTTGAAGTCCATGTCGCCAGTGATGCCAATGTAGGTTCTAGCCATAAGATTAGCGAAGGCGTTGCTGTCAATCCATTCTTCCAGCTTCTCCTTAGTTGTGCCTGGTGGAAACTTTATGACTGGGAAGCCTCCGCCAGTGCGGTACATCCACTGCGATGCGCCCCATCTTATGTTGCGTCCACAGGTTAAGTCGTCCCAAATTGGATCTAACACGCCTTTGCCGCTAGTTCTGGTTTTAACTAGTTGGCAACGACTATAATGTACATATAGGAAGGCTCCAGCTCCACGCTCAATCTTGTAAACCACTGCCTCGCCAAACTTTTCACTGTTCTCATCTTCATCTTTAGTCCATACTTGAACCTTGGGCTTAGGATAGGCTGCTAACTGTAAAAGCTGGCTTCCTTCACGCAGAGGCTTCTCTAAATTTTGAACATCATTAACATCGCTGAAGCTTCCAACGAGTAAGCTCCATCCATAAATACGTTCATACTCCAAAGCCTTAGTTAAAATCTGTTTTGCGTTTAGAACAGTTAAAGCGTTCTGCACTGCCTCATCGATTTTGGGGTCGCCACCCTCACTTGTGGGATCATCAACTATGAACCATTTGTCAAAAACGTCAGCAGCCATATTAAAGGTTAAGAAATGGGCGACTGGCTCGCGACTCGCAGCAAACTCTCTGTCCGCGTCGGAGATTTCGTCTCCGAAGCCCACGCCCAAAGCCGTGCTGACTTGTGGAATGCGTATGCTACTGCCTTCGCTTGTGTCAGCTGCTGGATGAATGAAGAGTCCCCCGTCTTTAGTGACACGTATCCCTAAAGGTTTCGCTTCTTTTTCTTTACTCATCACCGTAACACCCAGGCAGGTTCAGGCGTCCTTAATTGCTCGAATGCACCGCTTACCGCGTCAACTTGGTCGTCATGCATTCCCTGTGGGAAAGCCTCAAATTCATCGAGGAAAGTGTTTATCCATGGTCCATTGACCAATTTGATGTTTCCAGCTTCAGCTGCACTACTGACTGGTGTTGCACGTTCCTCTTTTGGACCCGTGGTTTTAACTCCCCAGAAACTAAAGCCTTTGAGGACTTGCCTTGCGTAATGGTCAATATCAGATATTCCACTGGAACCTGGTTCTTGTTCCATGTATTGTTTTGTCTCGATTCCGTCCAGAATGGCAGTCTGTTTGATTGTAGCTTCAACTTCTAATGGGGCTCCTCTAAATCTAACTATGCTGATAATCCAATACTGCCCATTTTTTTCGCCAACTAAAGCGCCAACCGTGTAGTCAGGGTCTTTTCCCTCTTTCGGTTTTGTTGCCGCCTTATCCCAGTACCGAACTTTGCGGCAGTCTACTGGTGCTTCATTAACGATTTGGAACCATTCTCGTTGGAAGATGCTTCCCCCATGGCGGGCGGTCCAGTCGCCATCGAGATATTGTCTTCGCGTGATTGGGTCAAGTTCCTTTAGGCTTTCGATGTATTTTTCTCTGTCAAGATTTGCGTTATCGTCAAGCTTCGCAGGAATGAAGACTCTGCCATGTTTAGGGCCTTCCTCCAAGAAGCGTCTTTTCACCCAGTCGTGACCGATATTGCCTGGGTTGCTTGCGCTCCGCATGCGCAGTGGAATGTTAGTGTTTTCCAAGCGTCGCAGTCGACTGAATAAGTAACGGTATTGGGTCTCTGTGAACTGTGTGAGTTCGTCAAATGCGATGTACTGGAATGCTGCGCTTTGGTAACGATATTTGTCGTTTTCATATTCTAGGTTTCCAAAGGCTAGGTTTGCGCCAGATGGGAAATGCCAAATGTGGTTGATGTCCCATCGGGCTTGTGTGGGCTTCAACCATTCCATGCTACGAGCAATGAGGGCTTCTGGCAAGGCAAGATCGGAGTATGTGCGCCTGAATATTATTGCGTTGTATCCGGGAATGTCGACAAACATTAGGGCTGCCATTAGTAATGCGTCGCTTTTGCCTCCGCCTGCTGCGCCTCCATAGAGGGCTTCGGGGCACATGAGGCATAGGAATTCTATTTGTTTTAGAGTTAAGCCTTTACCGTCAGGTTGCGGAGTCCGATGGTATTTGGGGATCCAATTGTTTTCTAGCACGTAACGCTTGAATATCTCGCTCGCTTGCTGCTTCAATTGCTCTTGTATAGTCTGCGAGGATTGCAACTTGTTTTTCCTCTATTTTAATTTCTTCTTTTACTTCCATCTTGCGCGTAACCATTCTGCTAAATAGTTTGGTGATTTGCTTGTAAGCTTCAATTGGGTCTTCATGCAAGATTATGTTGTGGAGTCTTAGCCACTCTTCTTTTATCCATGTTTCAAATTCGCCTGATTGTACCCATGCATGTACGTCGCGGTCAATAGTTTTCTCTGTGACCCCACATTTTGTGCCTATCTGCTCGTAATTTAGTCCTATTAGTAAGCCATGTTTTATTTGGGGTAGACGCTTCAAAGTCTGCGTACCAAGACTCATTAACGTGCCCTCTTGAACGGTATCTTGTGCTTTTTTAGAAGGGATTCCAGATATGCTGTATAAGGAATCCCACACCGTGCACATTCTGTTCGCCAATCATAATTTGATTGCCATTTATGTTCAGGGCAATGTACTTCGCAATAGTATTTAGGTTCATCGTATTTGCAGAGCGTCATGATTAACCGTTGGTCACAAGTGGCACAATTTGTATATGCTTTTGCAGTCTTACATTTAGTCGCCCATTCTGTGGGAGTCATATTTTCTGCCCATTCAGGTAAAGTTTGAGTTTTCATGTCGTTCACTTTGTGTGAGGGGACATTTAGGGACCTTCCTTTAATGTGTGAAGGAGGTTACTTTATTTATTATCCAATTTCGTGCAAATCGCCAATCATATGATGTCAACAAACGTAGGAAATAGAGGATGCAGGATATTCGATAAGGTAAATATGGATTAAGAGGGTTATACCTCCAGAACAGAGCAAGACTGTTTTTGAAATTCATGTTGTTCGCCTCTTATGGTATTGTTGTGTTTGTGTAGAAGGTGAAGGTTCCAACGGTGTCCATGACTTTTATTATTTCGTAGTATCCGTTTGTGTCTGTTAAATCTGAGAGTCCAGTATCTACACCGTCGCAGTAGAGTTTAATGGTTTGATCAGTTATGACATCTCCGTTTATGGTGAGTGTTCCGTTGAATTTGAGAGTGTCGCCTTTTAGGCATGTTGTTGCGTTTACGGTTAGAGTGAGAACATATTCTTCCACGGTAACGGTGACTGGTGGGCTTATGATGTTTTTTATGGCTGCTCCTACGACTGCGCTAACTAATAGGACGCAGAGTAGTAGAATGGCTAGTTTGAGTTTACCCAACTGTTCACCTCCTTATGGTACATGGGCTGGCTCCTTCAATTTGGCTTCCAGCTTCTTCGCTTCATTATAATAGTAGTCTCTTTCAGCTAGCAACTGCTTATTCGCAGCCTGAGCTTCAGACAATTCATCTTGAAGCTTCACATAATTTTCTGAGAGTGTCGCGAAGTTGTCGCTGTAAGTCTTGGTTGTTTCTTGAAGGTTTGTTTGAGCGGCTTGTTTTTCTGTTTGAAGTTGCATGTTCTGGGTTGTTAAGTCTGAGCGTATCTGGTTAAGGTTTTCCTGCTGCTGCTGCTTGTATTGAGTAACATTTCTTGCAAGAGCAAGGATGCCAGTAATTATGCCGCCAATCCCAGAGGCAAGAGCTATCCACACTGTTTGCGGAATTCCTTTAATCCATTCAATGAGGCTTGACGGGTTTTGAATGAAACTTTGAATTGTTTGGAATGGCGAGAATCCGTAGTGCCAGCCTATGGCTACGCCTATGACAGCAACGAGAATAACAAGGAAAATAGCTGTCTTACTCATTTTTAATCCTCTGGCTGAATTTTAGCTTTAACGGTTCTTCTGTAAAACTTATGTTGACTTCTGCTTGGTTTCATAAACTTACCCATATCCAAACAACAGAGAATCGATGACCACAATCTCTACAAGCACATACATCGCTACCAGTAGTAGGGACATACTCAATATCTATAGAGCCACAAATAGGACATTTCATTTTTTCAAATACCTCAGTATGGCTTATTTCTGGCATTTCTTGCTTCCAGCATTCATGCCGCAATCGTGTCCTTTAACCATTTAATGAAATCATGCATTGACTCTTCGTAAGAACCAGCAGGCATAGGACCTTTTGCACCTCGGTCTACCTTAATTTTGTAGCCTCGCGCTGGATTCAATGGATGTAGTTTTGCTTGAATTTTGTTCGTTACTGCGTTTTTCTCTGTTTCAAGTGTTAGACCAGTGGGCCAGAATCGCACGTTTTCTAGTCCGTACCATGATAGAACAGCGTAAACTTCGGGAAAATATTGGCTCATGAAAACATGGGTTCCCTCTTTGGTCTTTAAGTTAATGTGTTTGCTTGCCAGAAACTTTTCTACAGCGTCAATCTTTGTTAAGAAAACTCCAATGCCTCTAATTTGTCTATGTAGGGGATTTGCGTGTTTATCCTCCATTTTGTATCCGAAAATCCCTGACAATAACCGCGCCGCATTCACGTCTGGAAGATTCAAAGGTGCACCAATCTCTTCTTCAAGACCGAGAGGACGCGTAACTGGCAAAATTAGAATCACAGCATCAGTATTCAACACATAATCATATATGAGGCCAGCGTCTTCCATCATTGGATCAATGTCGTATTGTCCCTTTCCAAACCGTTCCAGCATTGCCGTGAAGGCTTCACCACCAGTTTCGCAGAATGGCAATCTTATCTGCTTTTCACCTATGACACTGCCAAACCGCATTAAAAAGTCGGCTTCGAAGGTACGGTCTGCGGGAGTTCTCTCTGGAAACATGCCTTGGCGTAGTTCGCCGGCAACCTGTCTAATTCCGCTTGATCTTTCGATGATGAGAGAATAGAATTTTGTTTTGCTTCTAGGAGTGTTGGTTTCACAGGCATAGTTGATACATACGATTTCGAGTAGTCCCAGAATTGTAGTTTTGCCGCTTTGTTGCATGCCGAAAACTGATGCTCTACGCTCTTCTGCTAGCTTAGTTGGGAATTTTTGGAAAATAAGTTCTTTAGCACTTTGCAGGATTTCTTTACTCACTTTTCAGCACTCTCTTCCTTAACGGTTTCAGTGGCCTGTTTTGCTTCAGGTTCTATGGAGATAGTCTCTTTTGCTGGAGGTCGTGTTGTTGCACCTATAGGTGTTTGGCTTCGAGTGGCACCTAATTCTGGAGTGGAAGTTGTAGAAGCTATGGAGGGTGATCTAAGGTGTGGTCTGTGGGTGGCACCCCAAACCCATAGTTTGCGTATGCCAAGCCAGAATATTCCACCGAAAACTAGAACTCCCAGAGTGTAGGCAAGGAAGTATGTTCCGTTTGCGCTCACATAATTTGCTAGAGCCATCCACCTGTCAGATGCTACGGTGTAAACTGTGCCTCCTGCAGTCGTCAAAGCCTTAACTACCATAGCTTTGAAGTCTCCGCTAACTGCGCAGCCAAGTGTAATGGCGAAAGCCACAAGGAACAGAATGGCTACAAATATTCCTAGTTTTCTCATTTTATCTTTT